GATCACCGAGGGCACGATGAGGAAAACCTCCGGAATCAATACCCACCACTTTACCTTCCAACCCTACAATTTCAGTCCAGAATCGCGCGGTGCCTCCCGCAGCCACCCCAATTTCTAGAACCGTTTTGGCCCCAATTTCTTGCATAGCTTCGATAACCTTCCAAAGCTCCTCACCCACCTGAGCTATGATACACGTGCTATTGGGTTGACCAACTTCCTTTGCGCGTAGCTCTTCATAGAAGATATGATCGAAACGTGCTCTATCCATTTTTCTTTTGCCTCCAGGCCGCCATATCTCTCTCCACCAAATCCCTCCAACGGGTGTGCCCAAATTGCTCTAGAATATTCCAATCCAAGCTGTGTGTTTTCCAATCGTAAGCCTTACCAAAATAGTGCTTATCCCACCAACCATGCGCCACAATTCCTTCTGGTGCATAATAGCTGTGGTGGGAATAGAAAAATACACGCTCGCGACGGGCGTTTGAAATCTCCGGCAAATTATCAATTCCGAACACGTGCGGGTAGGAGGCGTCTAGTGGACTTTTACCTGCCGTAGGATCTACGTATCCCGCCACCTGATCTACGTTGGTGAAGAATTCTTCCTCATTGATGAACATGGAGGCATTGAAATACCCCGCCTTCATAGCGGCAATCATGAAACAAGTATCGCCAGCATTGGTATAGACCTGGGGAAATCCTCGAACCTGCTCCCAAACTTCCTTCCGAAAAGCAAAAATTCCAGCCCCATTAGGAAGGGTGCTCAGGTTAAAATCCACTCCATTCGCCGATACAGGGACCTGGTTGCACTCAGTAACCGAGCCCGGACTTACATTCTGAACACACTGCCAAGGCCCAAAGCATCCAATGTACGGCACGTCTAATACCTGCTTGATCTTACGGAGCGCCCCCGGTCGAATCATCTGGGTATCGTCGTTCAATAGCAGGATGTACTTGCTATTAGCTAATGCGATGGCCCTATTACAAGAAGCGGCCATACCCATGTTGATTCTCTCAGGGGAACCAAAGATCAGGGTGCTGCACATATGACGGCACTCATTGAAGATCTCCACCTCCAGGTCCCTGCCGCTGGCGTCATCATTGACGATGATCTCAAAGGGCATATCGGCATGTTGATGAATTGATTGGAGAAGATTCTTAAGGTACTTCGGCCTAGTGTAGGACAAGATCACAATGGAAATGAACTTGTCATTCGTAATAGGAGCATCCCAGGTGTTGAACATTAGAGACCTAACCTTTCGAATACAATTTTCATGTTTCGTCGGAGACCTTCCGTACGATGGTCCTTGAACAAATCGTTAAGAAGCTCGCGATTACGCTCGTAGATCTTCTCGTCAAACCACAGCATGTTGATAGCATCGTAAATTTCATCTTCAGTAACGTCCCGTACCAGGGGCATGACCGACCCAAAATCATCCGAGAACTGGTTCTGCGGATAGATCAAAGGGTAACCCAGGGTGAAGATGGTCTCAGGGATGCTGCCCCATAAACCACCAACCGGCACATTCAGCTTACAACGGGAGAGGATACCTACTAGCGGCCGCCAAGGCACCACATTGTAGAACACCTTGTCTTTGAACTGGTCCAGCAGTGCCGGAACCCCTAGGCGGGCAGGGGCCTGATCCAGATGGTGCTTGAGCAGGAAGTGCATCTTGAAGGGCACTTTCTCCTGGAAGCGGATCAAAGCTCGAAGAGTATTCAATCCGTTCTCGATAAAGACGTGCTCTCGTCCCGTGTTGGGGTCTCGTTGGGGATCAAACACGGGGTGGAAGTTGTCTTTCGTTCCCCAAAAAATCTCACCACGATCAAATCCCCTTACTGCCAAAGCGTCACCGGGAATAAGGTCATCCGGATACGGCTGCGGCACAAAGAAAGAGTTGTGCTTCTCCACTTTTGCCCACTTGAGAAGGTTGTTGTAGGCAGTCCGATAGGGACCAGCCAGATTGCAATTGCCAGAGCGCATACATTCGGAGATCTCTTTAGCGCCATGGTTGGGGCCGAAGAAAGAGAAATGAATATGGTGCGGGGAGCGTACAAACTGACAGCGTTCCCAGGAGGCATCAAAGAAGATGTCGCAGCCTGCGTCTTCGCCCTCATTACAGCGAACTACATCGTAGCCTTCGATGCGGAGGAAGTGGGCCAAATTGGCAGTCCAGCGTTGCTCGCCACCACCAAAACCATTTACTTGATCCCCATGTGCGCCGTAGGTACGAATAGCGATACGCATACTACTCCCCGTCCTCACCGATGCCTACTACAATGCACCGTTTACCAAACCTCCACCATTCCAGCTCACCATTCTTGGAATGATCACCGGTGTTGGGATCAATAGGTGCGCCTCGAATCTCATGGATGTACTTGACTTCTACCTTGAGGCCGAAACCTCTGGCTACAGCTGCAAAGATCTCACCCAAATCTACTAATCTAATCATAAGATGTTCCTTTATGCGTAATCCCGGTACAGTTCCGCAAATGGTAACGGGTGTGTCCCCATGTAGGTTAGCAACTCACTATTGGTAGCCTTGGGGTTCTCCGTGAAAGCATAGCTGTCAAACTCACGCGTGGAAAAGTCGTAGGGCTTTAGTTCAGATTCCTGGGGTAGATTTTCTTCCGCATGGAAGAAGGTATCTACATTGCGAACCCGCTTAGCGATTACAGTAGGATCCCCAATACGAGAGTAATGATAGAGCCACAGCCCCGATAGGGCATGAACAGGTTGTCCGATCGGAACGCAGTTTTGTCCGTCGAAGCCGTCGTAGGTATGGGTCCCCTTTCGAGTTAGACGGGTGATTTGAACAGACCAATCGCGACGAATAGTATGTAGGTTTCCAAAGAAATAAGGACGAACAAAGTCAAAACCGTTGACGTTACTGGGTGCTGTTCGTACCAGTTCCCGAATTTTCGCATGATCGTCTTCATGAAAGGCCTCATCTTGTTGGACACATAGACGCCAGTCGGTGGCAGGGCTACATGCCTCTACCGCCACCTGGCTTTGGTGCCCTATCTCCAACCCCCTCTTCATGTTGGTCATGTCCCAGGGAGACTCAAAGAGAATAATGTCTAACTCTTCCCGTAACTGAAGGGCTAACTCGTGGGTGCCATCGTCAGTAGTGGGGTCATAAGCTAACACTACTTCATCACAGATAGGGCGAAGAGCTTGTAGACATTGACGAAGGGGGTAGTCAAACTTCACCGAATTTCTAGCGGCTACACAGCCACTGATGTTACTTTGTCGCAACAACATGAAGTTCCCAATCGTTTTCTACTACCCGCCGGACATTTTGGAACCCGGCTTTTTCCATGCGCACCTTGAAACTTTCAAAGGTGTACAATGCTTTGTGGGCACCCCATTCGGTATACTTACCTGGGGATTTGATTTCCCCATCCCGAATGTAGCCCCGTGTCCAACAGGGATTTCCTGAGATCTTCTCCCACCCGTCAGGCCCTCCCGGATAATCCGAGAAGCCCCCAAAGATAGCGATCATGATCTCTTCAGTTGAATGTACTCCATCTACATAGGCCCGACATAGGAAGTCTAGGTCAGGCATTTTGATGGTGATTTTGGCACCCGGCTTCAAAACTCGGTACCATTCCCGAAGTACGTCCATTACCTCGGTATAGGAGAAGTGCTCTACGGTTTGGGCCGAGTAGATTTCATCCACCGAGTTGTCCGACAGCCAAGGTAGGGTACGAACATCAGCTTCGATGTCCACATTGCCCGTCTTGACAGCATCTACGTGGGTGTAGCCCGGCTCTCCGTGAGGACCAGACCCTAGCTCCAGGCGTATCGGCCTACTGCTGTTGCTGGCTGTCGTCCCGTACTGCATTCTTAGTTCCGTTTGTCTTGAAAGTCAGAGCATCCTTAGACGGGTTGAGCCCCACGGTGATCTTGGCATCCTTCTCCGGAATCTCGTTGCGCAGAATTGCGCGGGCGAGCGGAGTAGCCAAGTGCTTCTTGACAGCGCGGCGCAGCGGGCGAGCCCCGAACTTCTTGTCGATACCCTTATCCAACAGGAAGGTCTTGGCTGCGGGCGTTACCTTGATGGTAATACCCCTGCTCTTCTGAATCTGCTCACCCGTTTCAGTCAGGATGATGTCCAGAATGTGCAGGAAGTCCTCGTTGCCCAGGTCTCGGAAGTGGACAATTTCATCCACGCGGTTCAGAAACTCGGGCTTGAACTTCTTCTTGAGGGCTTCCTCTCGGGCTTGCGCCGTCTTGGTTTCCGTAGCCGAAGCCACATCACCAAAGCCCAGCGTCTTGCCCAGGTTGTCTACTTCCTTGACTCCGATGTTCGAGGTCATGATGATCAGGGTTTCGTTGAAGGAAACCTTCTTACCGCCCTTGGACTCGGTCAAGATACCATCGTCGATAATCTGGAGCACGCGCTCGTGGAAGTTGCTATGCGCCTTCTCGATCTCGTCGAACAGCACCACCGAGAAGGGATACTTGGCCACTTCCTTGGTCAAATGTCCACCATCATCGTAGCCCACGTAGCCCGGAGGAGACCCGGTCAGCTTGGCTACTTCGTGCGGCTGCTGGTATTCCTGGCAGTCTACTCGAACCAGATGGGCCCCGAGCGTATCCGCCAGAACCTTGGCAGTTTCGGTCTTACCAACACCAGTCTTACCCGTAAAGAGTAGGACCCCAATCGGCTCATTGGTGCGCTTGAGACCTACGGACGCACGATGCACGGCATCAGAGATGTTCTCAATGGCCTCATTCTGACCAATCACCTTAGCTTTCATGTCCGCAGATAGAGCCAGCAGCTTCTCGTGGGTCAAGTCGCTAAACTTGATTCCTCGCTTACGAATAATACGATCTTCGTTGCTGGCCGCCGCCAATCGGCGGTTGTTATTGCGCTGTTGCGAAGCATAGCGCCGGCGGTATTCCTGACGAATGTCCTTGAGATTGACGTCTTCGAGCTTGAGGAACGGGTTGTACTTGATAGCAATATCGTATAGCTCGGAGACCAAATTCTCAGGCTTGTGCTTCTTGGATACCCCCATCTTATCGAGAAGATGAAAGACATCCGAGAAGTCTTCCACGCACAACTCCACTACCAACAGGTGGTAGCCTCGCTCCGAACGGAACGGGGTGCCACCCAGCAGCTTGATCAGCGACTCTTCGCTCTCTTCGTACTGCCGAATGTTGATGTGGATGCCCGGAGTTTCCCACTTGTGCCCTACCAAATCGTAGGGAACATTGTCCCCAGAGCCATTGCCGCCGCCGTTGGTATCCACGAACGGGTTGTCTGACGGCGGTTCCGGGCCAGAGAAGTTGGTGTCATCGGGCTCGTCATCGATGTCTCGGAGCGGGGGTTCCCCACCCTCGTCATCTTTGGCCGGCGCACTGATAATCACACCCGGGCCGAAATTGGAAAGCGGGGGCTCTTGTCCCCACAGCGGATTGCCCGTCAACGGACGCGGAGTCTCGTTGGGGCGGACGCTACCCTTGGTCTTCAACACGTTGTTCTCATTGATCACGATGTTCTCCGGCTTGAATCCGGGGCTGTGCTTGTAAACCAACGCCAATGCCTCTCTTCGAATCTCCGCAAACCGAGTAAGCAATTCGCTACGCTTGCGAATATGGTAGAAGAAAGGTCCGGAATTGGCCAGACAAGTGGTAAGAACAAAGTCCTCGTATAGGTGCTGATAGATCAGACCTTTTTCGGACGCCAAAAGAGCCAGCCGATCATTCACGTCCTCTTCCGGAAATTCCAGGATCAGGATGTTGAAGTCGGCAGACTCCAATAGCAGGTTGCGCGTGATGTATGTATCAGCCAAGTCTCTTCTCCTAGAGTTGGGAGGCTTTGATTACCTGAATCGCCTCAGCATGAGACAGCTCTTCAAAAGACTGCTTGGGGTTTCCAAGTTCATCTACCACACCGGCTAACGCAATCATATCCGGCTGAGAGAGACCCTTCTTCTGAGAGAGATTGGTCAATGCATTTAGCTGGGTTGAGTTGGGACCTGTACCTGCGGTTCGGCTGGCGAAGGGATTGGTCTTCGGAGCCGCAGCAGCCACGCCCACTGGGCGAGGCGGTGCTGCTACAGGGGCCGGAGCCGGGGCCGCCGGCTTCGGAACCGCAGCGGTCCCGTTGCCCGTTGCAAACGGATTCGGCTTTCGAGCTGGCGCAGCCTGAGGGGCTGCAACCGGGGCCGGAGGAGCCGGGCGCGGAGCGGGCGGAGCTACCGGGGCACTTGCCACCGGTCGCGGAGGAGTCAGAGGGGCCACCGGAGCCGCCGGGGCAGACGGAGGCGTCGGGGCCCGGGGCGGAACAACCGGCTTGGTGAACTTCGACGCAGCTGCGGCAGGAGTTTCTTCCTCCTGATACAACTCGATCGCTACGCCAAGCAGGGTAGCTGCCTTCTTCATGGCATCGCTGGCTGCGCCCTTGAAGGCCTCACCAGGACCCATACCTCGCCCCACATCACAAGAACCAAACTGGGCCTTGTTGATAGGGTTACCTTCCGCATCCCATACGGTGAGGTTCACACCCACCACAGCTGTGTCCCCATGCATGGCCTGATGGAAGATCGAAGTGCTCCATCGATACTCAAAAGCTTCGTTCAGAAGATCAATCACAAAATCGGGGGTCACATAGTCAAAGGTCAGACCGCCCTTTCCGGGCCGCTGTCGAATCTTCTCTTTGGGCAGCGGTCGTTCAATCACGTTCTTGGCTAATTCTGTAAGGGGCATTCGTTACTCTCCGTGGTCAGGAAGTTCGATGTCTACGACTTCCGTCTTTGGCTCATGATATACTTCCCCATTCGGTAGAGCCATTCCATTTCGGGGAAAGATCTTGGTCTTCGTGATGCGATCATTCAATCGCAATCTCTGGGCCAAGAAAAACTTGTTGACTTGAGGATCGTTGAGCAAGCACAAAGCGACAGCAATGATGTGCCAGTTGCTGCCTACTCCAATGGTTAGCTCGCCAATACCCTCGAAGTGCTCGACGCGCAGGGTCTCCAAAGGATTCGGAGGCTGCATGCTATCGGGAACATTCTCAAGCTTGACACTCATGTAAATCTCCTTCTACACTTCAATTATACGGGATAGGGGACTATAAATCAAGCCTTACGGAACAACCGCAAGCGGTGTGCATACCAATCTTCCAGGATGTTCGAACTGCTGTGAACCTTGGAATCACCGACGCCGGTGACTACTTCAATTCCCAGGCGCTCGCAAGTCTGCCATTCCGGAATGGTATTGGCATCTACCCTATCACCACCCTTGGTGAAGATGTCAGGAACGATCGTCTCCAGGGCAACGTTGACTGTAGTGTCGTTTTCAATCTCGAAAGGTACCACATAATCTACCCCACGAATAGCCGAAACAATCTCGCTTCGGGTCTTGAGGTCCATGAAATGGCGGCCCTTCTTGTGATCTAGGAACCAATCGCCGTTCACTATCACTACCAACAGGTCTCCGTATCGCTTTGAATCTACGATGCAGGAAATGTGGCCGGGATGAATGGGATCATACCCACCCGAGGTAAGGATCAGGGTTCCGTCCAATGAATCACGAATGGCTGAAAACTCAGCCAAGGTAAGTATAGGGGCAAAGCTAATCTGGCTCATGTTCTTTTTCGTACTCCTCAAATGCTTTGACTATATCGACAACCACTTGGCTGCGGACAATGTCGTTCCGATCGAACTCTACTATCCCCACATCCGGGGTGTTTTTCAAGATGTCTTTCAATAGGTACAAACCGGACTGCTTTCGGTACCCAGGCAAATCTGATTGCCCAGGATCGCCGTCAATCACTAGCTTGCAATTCTCTCCCACTCGCGTTAGTACCATCTTCAATTGTTCAAGAGTTGCGTTCTGTGCCTCGTCTAGAATGATAAAGCAGTTGTTGAAAGTTCTACCACGCATGTAGGCTAATGGTGCTATCTCAATGTACCCGCGCTCAATCTTTTCCTTGGTTAGCGGGATACCGATGATGTCATAGAGAGCATCATAGATTGGCCGCATGTAGGGGTCTAACTTGTCAGTTAGGTCGCCCGGTAAGAAGCCCAGTTTCTCACCCGCTTCGATAGCAGGTCGGGTGATGATCATGCGCTTCTTGTCTTTGGCCCAATGATGCAAAAGAGCTTCGTATACTGAAAGGTAGGTCTTGCCGCTGCCGGCCGGCCCTAATCCAATCGTAATCGCGTTCTTTTCGATGCACTCCAAATATCGCTGCTGCGTTTCGTTCCGCGGCTGAATACTTTTGAGTTGCTTGTAAGCCCGTTCTCGTAATTCCCTCTCTTCGTTTCGTCGTTCATTCTTAGGATTATCATCGGGACGCTGTTCGCGCCTTCGATTCTTGTTTCGTACCATTCAGGGTTTCCGCCTCCTTGAGTCGAGATCCCTAAAAAGCATCTGTTAGCGCTATACTTCTACCTTCTTGATGAACTCATCGAAGATTAGCTGGAAAACGTACTGGAACATAGGGCCATTGTACCTCTCCTTGTGTCCGCAATGGCACTTGATGTCTGCGGTGGCCTTCGCTTTCTTCTGGTGATCGGGGCACATTTTGGCGTACCCCTCCTTCCAGACGTCATACAGAAGAGCAAAGGATACCAGCGAAGAATCACCGCACTTACTACACACTAACTTGACATACATGGTTCTGTTCTCCTGTGCTGACAGGGCCCCGAAGAACCCTGGCAGCGAGGGGCGCGGCATAGTTGCCCGCTTCCACCAGTAGGTTTTTGGTTCCTACAAACCCGGGGATGCGAATGCACCACCCCGACCAGTGCCTGTTTATAGTCTCGACACCCGACTTGTGAGGTCTCCCCTGCCCAGGTTGCCCTGGGCGACCCACTATTCTTCATCTTCCTCCGAACGAAGGAGCATCGTCCTAACAAAGTGATCAATCTCAGGCTTGTTACCTGCGTCAATCAATCGCTGAAATTCCTCTGCTTCTTCATCAGTAAGGGAAAACTCGATAATGGCATACTTATCTGTCTCGGGGCTAATGATATCTTCCTCTGCTTTTGTAATCAACCAATGAGTAAAAAACTCCCCGCAGTAGTTGAAATGTTGACCACACTTTTCGCACGCACCATCGACGCTCAGATCATTGGGATAGTCACCATCAGGATGGTCAGCCTGTACAGCCCGGGCCAAAAGATCCATCCGAAGAGACAAGTCAAAACCGCACTTCTTGCAAGTGAATCCGGCCATGGCTTCCTCCTAGCGGGGACGCGCTTGGGCTCTAATCCACTCCTGTCGTCTGCGCTCAACCCGCATTTGATTTTGGTCTACATACTTGTAAGGACAAACTTTCCCTTCGCGCTCATACAATAGCGTACCTTGTACATCGTAGATACACGCGGTCAAATTCTCTGGCTTTCGGGCGTCGGGGTCCGGGTTTTTGAAAGGACCCTCGATTCCCCCACACCCGTACGGAAAACACGGGCCGGGACCTTCACTTGGAGTAGAGATCGGCCCGGTATGATGTCTGGTCCCGCGGTCTCCGTCATGGAGATAGACGTGAACCCGATCGTAGCCGTAGCTACGCGGGTAGCGTCCAAAATCCCCCGAATGGCTAGGCCAAGGGAGAAGGCAGACGGCCAAACCAACGGCTAATGCTAAAAGAAACTTGATCACTTTTCTCCTCAATCCAATTATACGACATTTCTGGTGATGGTGGGGGAGTATTTGCCCCTCACCATCAAAATTAGACAACGTCGACATACCTCTGAGCGGTAATAGCCCAGCTATTCTGCTGAACATACTCCTGCTGCTTCTTCACCTGCTTCCGGTACGCCACATTGCTGGAGAAGAGCTTATCGATCTCAGCAGCTAATTCTTCGGCACTCTCGACACGGGGCAAAATCCCATCCAAATCGTAAAACAGGGGGACTTTGCTGACAATCGTGGGAGTTCCGTTGGCCAGGGCCATACGGGCGGCACCGCTGCTACCATAGACCACATGATCTGGGTGGGCCGTATAAGGGAAGATCGCAACCCTTACGGTACGTAGGAAGTTGGTCAGGGATTCGTCGGACTGGAACCCTCGAATCACAGCCACATGCTCTTCCAACCCCTTCTCTTGAATCAGATCTACGATTCGCTGGTACTGCGCGTTGTGAATCTCCGGTACAAAATTGCTTTCGGAAAACAGAATCAGGTAGAAGATGTCCGGGTGCTTCTCCTTCAAGATAGTTACGGCATCCAAAGCCACATCCCACCCCTTGTACTCAAAACCAAAGCCGAATTGAAGTACCGTATGCGGACTACGGTAGATGTTCCACAGCCGATTGACCTCTTCGATCTCCACACAGCCGTGCGGAATGACCTGAATGTTGCTAACGATACCCTTTTCCACCAAAACTTGCTTGGCTATCTCGGAATGAACGATGATGTTCTTGCAGATGGCCTCGCATACAGCCTTGTCTCGGTGCTTGTAAACGCTATGGAGAACTACGTAGTGGTTGAAATCCTGGATTTGGGAAATAAATCCGGTCCACTTTCTGGCATCTGGGAAGATACCATACTCATGTTGGATAAAGATGACATCGGGATCATGCTTTTTCAGAGCGCGCACCAATTTTGTCAAACTCTGTCCGCGCGACCAACAACGAACTACATTCGATTCCTCTTTCTCCTCCTGCGTATGCTCAGCAAAGATAGTTACTTCATGCCCAGCTGCTCGCAGTTCTTGAACCAAGAACTCGGTGTAAGTAGCAATGCCACAAGGAATACCCCAGACCCCCACCATGGCGATACGGAGCTTCGTCTTGTCAATCTGTCGCTTCTTTGCGATCAGCTTTCCGTCTTTGATGACGAAGTCTTGAATGATCTGTTTGGCAGAGCGGCGACCAATACCTACGGATACTTCAGCTAATCCTTCAGCGTGTAAGGGCTTACTGCTAACAAGCCTTATCCGTCCGTCCTCGTGGTATAGGTACATTTTTCAGGGAGACCCCCAGGTTCGATTTATTAGTGGCTGCTTTAGCCATAAGTCTCCTACTGATTTCCTCGCGATTCTCGGTGAGGTAAGTGAACTTCTCTTGCAATACTCCAAGATTCAGTCCGTAGTAATCTGTGGAAAGTATTGATTCATCGAGGGACTCAAGGTACCCCTTACTCTTGTCGTGATGCACAAGATCTAGGAATGGTACTCCCGCGATGGTACAGAAAATGTCTGCATGTAAACGCATGGTGATGGCAAAATCTAACGCCGAGACCATGTCTAAACACTTCAAAGGCTGAATCGACTCCGTGATGCAATGATACTTGTATCCGTTCTTCATCTTCCCAATCACGTCCAAAGAGATGCGCCTATCGTCCGGGGGTAAAGTCGACATAGGCAGGAAGAGTACGTTGGCAGGAAGTCCTTCCAAGAAGCGGGACAGCTCCAATTTTATCTTCTCACACTCGATGAACTTGAGAATGGTAGAATCGAACTTGGCACTCACGCAGTCGTTCAAGAACACCCCAACCGTAGGGCGCGCAGGGTTGATTCCTGGTAAATGGGCCAATGCGACCCGCCCTTCTTCGCGGTCGGGAGTAAGAGAGAAAGCCAAGTCTGGAATCAGAATCGCATCGGGCCGGGAACCCACCACCAAATTGTAGGAGGCCTGGTCGCGCACCAAGACATGTTCCGCGCCAGCCAACAAACCTACTTGGGAAGTGGATACCACCCCAATACCGATGAACGAGTAAGGAATCTTGACAAGCCCCAGTCCCCGCAAAAACTCCGGGGAGACAATGTTCCCTCCGCCAATCAACAGATAGTCGCAAGAGTTGATAAACCCCTGAAACTTCGGAATGTTGTTGACAAAGGTAATGTCCGCATCAGGAAAGAGTTCGATGAGTGCGTACTTGAATGCTTCATCGCCCACATTCTGATGATCAAACCAGCCTAGGGCTGCTATGCGCAAGCGCGCCATTTGAGAATCCTTACTCCACTCTTGATGGAATAGCGAATGGTAAAGCTATCGCATTCGATCAAGGTAACGACAGCTACATCCTCCAGCTGACTACAGCCAGGGACTGGGTTACAACCGACAAATTCCAAGTCTACATGCTTGGCGTGAAATGGAAGCGGAACCCTCAAATAGCCATCGCCCGGGGCCAGAGTTACCTTGCCCGAAGCGTGCATTCGAGAGTACCAACGCCACAATACAAAGAGGACTAGCAAAAGCCAGAGTGAAGTTTCCATACCTCCTCCTGTTTGTGGATTGCCCCGGGGTGACCGGGGCCGTAATCACAACGGAGAATGTGACCAACGAAAGTAGTGGCCTTTTTTCTCCGCCGCGCTACAAAAACAACGCAGACATCTAATAGTTCCAGGGTCTCCAACCACATCTTCCCATATGGAATCATCCACATGAAAGACGCATTCTACTTCACGACCACAGGTCTTGCAGTACTCCATTACCAACATATACCTTGCCAGAAATCGCTTGATCCAAACCCGCAATTTCCAAACCATAGATGAATCCTCTTATGCCCCGTTCTGTTGCCGGGTGGGGCCCACCCCGCATACCTATTGCAGTATTAGTGCTTAGGCTGCGATTGCAACGTTGGCCACACGAGGGCTGCGCGAGCGCAGTTCCTTATTGTGGAGGCTGGTTGCGTACTCTACGAGAGAGTTGCCAGTTATGTGTTGACGTTGTTTGACATCGCCTCGTCAACGATGGGTCGCGTCCCGTTCCTATCTCTATCCGTCGAAGCCGATCGGGCCCATGTAAAGTCAAACTTGTGGACCCGCTGGGAATTGAACCCAGGTCCGCATAGCCTTCAGAAAGAGCATTATACGACCATTACCACGTGCCCGCACCGCGGGCACGTCGAGACGGATACACCTTAATCTTAGCACCGAATTGCAATTGAGATTCTAATTCGGCACGAATTTCGAATTCCCGACGCAGACGTTTCTCATGATCATCTCGTTTTTGTCTAATTTCATCCATCCTCTGATTATAGCGTGCGCTCGCTTCTATTTC